GTTCTGTTGCTCCAGGAGCTTGTTCAGAATCGTCCCGCTGACGTCGCCCTCGTGCAGTCGCTGCATGATGATGACGTAGACCGGCTTCTTCTGATCCACGAAGCGAGTAGGGGTCGTCTCCGTGAACCAGAAGTTGGTCGTGGCTCGCTCCGCATCCGACTCGGCAGTGTTGACAGAGTGTGGGTCGTCGATGATGAAGCGATGGCCACGGCGGCCAGTCAGACCTGAACCGACAGAGGCAGCGAATCGCCACCCTCGGCTCTCAAGCTGGTAGTATTCCTTCCCGTCCTGGTCCTTCTTGAACTGGAGGGGCCAGAGCGATTGATACCACTCGCTCTTGATCAGGTCTCGACAGTAGAGCATGTCGCGGATGGCCAGTCCCTTCTCATAGCTGGCCGAGATGTATTGGTAGTGGCCGAGACCCATCGGTCCCCACTCCCAGGCTGGCCAGAACACGTTCACGGTCATGCTCTTCGCGAAGCCGGGAGGGACGTTGATGAGGAGACGGTTGATCTGCCCATCGGTGACTGCCTGGAGGTGCTCGCACATCGCCTCGACAGCCCAACCAGAGATGAAGGGGGTCGCAGGGTGAAGGACGTGCCATCCCCTCTTCACGAATCCGAGCAGGGACTCCTCGCTGTCCAAGCGATCAAGCTCACGCAGGGCTGCCTGCGGATTCTTGAGTGCTGCGGTGAGAAGTTTCTCTGTGTTCATCTAATGGGTTCGTCGCCGCAATGGTCGGTATCTGACCTCACCGCACCCCCACGATGATGTCGAACCCGTCCTCGCACTCAAGCTGGACCTGTCCGTCGATCGTGGGGAAGATGCTGAAGTCTTCACGTCCGATTGCGCACAGTGCTCGGGCAGCCTCCAGGACATCCTCGGGTCGGCAGCCCACGGACTCTCCGCATCCGTTGTGCCAGCCTCCCTCGATGGCGCAGACCTCTTCGATCCGAGACCAGTAGGTGACGTAGGCGATATCGTCCATCAGTCGGACCACCCACGGATGACGTGGCGGAGCTTCGTCGGAGCATTCTCCGGATCTCGCTTCTCAGCACTCCGCCGTGCCTTGGCAGCTTGCTTCTTACAGAAGCGGCGATAACCGGGGCCGGTGTATCGGCACCCACGGACCTGTTCAGCCTTCACTTGCATCGTCCTTTCGGATACCCTCGCTTCCACGCATTGAGAAGACAGTCGGAGCAGCAATAGACACCTTCGAGGACCCGCTCGCGTAGAGATTTCGCCAAGCCGAAGGGGCGAGCGCTGTCAGGGCGCACCACAGATTCGCACTCGGGGCATACGGGACGCGGCTCATCAGTCTTCGCCTTCCTCGCCTTCGCCATCGGTCTCTTTCTCCAAGATCTGACGGAGAAGCACTCGGGACTCAGCAGACAGACCGTTCAGTCCTATGCTCCCAGTGACCTCCGTCTTCTGCTCCACACGAATCGACTCTCGGTGCTCTTCCGGAGCCTTGGTCTTCAGCAGTTGGAGGAGAAGGGGGTCGGTTAACTTCCGGACAGAGTAGAGGACTCCCCCTGCTCCCATCTTGTCCTCATCCCAGCCTTCCACTGCTCGGCGGTGGGCTTCTGCCTCAAGAGTGCGGACATAGGCTGCCTTCGCATCCATCAGCCTCGCCTTGAAGTCAGGGTCGTCGCAGACGTATCGCTGCAGGGTGCTGAGTGCGATCCCGGCGGCATCGGCAGCTGCCTGACGGTTGCCGGTCTGCGCCATCGCTCGGCAGGCAGCGTCTTGCGCAGGCCTGTCGAACTTGTAGGGGTTCTCGCTCTTTTTGCCCATGCGCGCATCCTACTGCGCTCGATCGTCTTGCGCTAGGGTCGGGTCGTGTTTTTCCCGATCGAGGGGCAGAAAACCAAGGTCTGACAACACAAGTCGTTGTGTAGCGAGAGGTTGCCCAACCAGCACAGGCACCTGTCAGACCTTGTCACACCTTCGGATTTGAAGGTTGACAGTCGTAAGTCGCGATCGAACGAGGCGATTACGCAATTCTGTCAGACCTTCAGACCTTTACCCCCCTTTGCCAGAGTTTTCAAAACCATACAATAAATAGTTCTGTGCACAGCAGAATTTATTCATCGGTTTTAGGTATAGCAACATTGCCGACTTGAAGGTCTGAAGGTCTGACAGTCGCACTCAACTCCCTGTGGGATGGGCACTTGCCGCTGTCAGACCTCATTTCGCGAAGGTCTGAAGGTCTGGCACCTGATACGGTCGTGCCGTAGCGACGTGCGGATTCGCACGCTTGCCCCACAGGATCTGTCCCCAGCTCTCACTGTCCTTGCTCGCTATGCGTGCGTTTTCGCACCCCAGTGCGTTCAGGTCCCGGACCGCTTCGAACACGGAAACTCCCTGGATCGGAAGCTCGAACACAGCCGTCATCGGGTAGTGCACGAGTGCCATCAGGGTGCCGTCGGACAGAGAGAATACGTTCAAGGTGGTTTTCATGGCGATCGGATGTGGTTAGACTAGATGAATCATGAGAACCTCCTTGGCGTTGCTGTTCTGTGCGGCTGCATGCTACACCCCTCCTCAACCATCGGCTGCTGCTCCGCAGAACTTTACCCAAGTGTGGCGTCTCGAGGGGAGCGAGGGGATGCTCTCCGGGGTTCCGGTAGCATGGTCGGAGGGGAGAGTCACGATCGCGACTGCTGCCCACGGTCGTCAGTCTGATGGCAGTTTTCCTGCTGCTGCGACGTGCGGATCCCTCTCTGCGAGCGACCCCCAGATCCTCTGGATCGACGAACCCCACGATTTGACACTCGTTTCGTATCGGACTGACGAGTGTCCCACCATCTCGATCCGCACCACTCCGCTCGTCGAGGGAGAGCATGTCTACCTCGTCGGCTTCCCTCACGGATGTCCCGATGTTCAGTGCTTCATCGGACTACACCTTCAGGACAACAGGTTCTCTGGCATCGTCGCACCAGGCATGTCCGGAGGCGCTATACTCGACTCCAACGGACAGCTGGTGGGCATCCTCACGAGCTACTGGGCTCGTCAGACGATGCAGCGGGACTGGGTCCTTTGGGGCTCTGTAGGCTGGTTCTCACCAGCTTCGCTTCTGCCGCTACAGTGAGCATCGCAGCAGCCTGCACAAGCTCCTCAGCAGACGGCTCTCGTCCTTGCTCTTGAATCCTACCCAGTAGCTCAAGAGCAGACATCAGGCCCATGTCGGGACGCAGAGTCCCCATCAGCGCACCACGCATGGCACGCAGCAGATCAATGATCTCACCCTGCGCTGACATGGATGATCGGCCTCCCCATTCGTTCCGCACACTGGACAGTGTTCTGTGTTCCGCGTCCACCAGGGAACGCGATCAGCAGGTCGCAATCCTTCACCATCCGCCTGTTCCTGATCGGACCAGCAGCACGACCGTGTGTCTTCCAGTCTGCCTCATACGGAATGACCGACACACCGTTCTCGTGCGCCCAGACATAGGCCAGATCATCCAGCCCTGTTGGACACATGCCGTTCAGCATCACATCCCTCTCCGTGAAGTGTTCGTTCAGGGCTCGGAGGATCACTTCGCGATCCGTGAAGTCCCGACCACCAGTGACGGCAATCCTCATACCGCCCTCCTCAGCGCGTCGGCAACCTTCTTCGCACCGCCAGGATTCTTCAGCACACCGAGGTAAGTGAATGTGGGACACAACTCCGAAGGGGAGATTGACTCCTTGCCCGTGCCTCGGCGATACAGGTCCTCGATAGCTCTCACCGCATACATCTCATCGTTGGTGCCGGAATAGTCGGGAGCTCCCATGCCGAACTGCTGTTCGACGTTCAGGGAAGACCACTCCTCCCATGCTTCCTGGGCCATGTCCTTGTGCGTTTCCAGACCCAACTGGTCTGCGAGATACACAGCGGGTCAAGGCACGTTGTCCGCTGCGAAGCACAGATCCCACCAGCGGTGAGTCTCATACGGGACCTTCTCCAGATGGTCGGCCACAGCCAGCACATGTTCACGAGTGATCATTTCTGTCCTCCGAGAATGAGGCGGATGCGATCAGCACTGACCTCACCCTTGTCCAGATACTCAAGAGCAGCAACCACACGGTCCGACAGCTCTTGGGCGACAGCGCGAGTGTCTTCCAGACTCTGAGTTGGGACAGCGCACTGCCCCAACTCTTCGTAGAGCCGATCGATCACTGCTCCACCTTGTTGACGATGACCTTCGGGGGAGCAGTAGCCTCCACCTTGGCCTTCTCCTTGCCGTGGTCGGCCAGCCCTTGCCCAACGACATAGGCAGCCAACAGCGCGACCACCTGAGTGACTGTGTCCTCAGGCAGCTGCAGCCCAACAGTCTTGTCGACCACAACGACAATCACGCCAACAAGCGACGCGACGAACTTCTTCGACTTGAACAGTTCCTTGATGACTTCCATCAGAAGTTCCTCGTCTCTTCGGTCTTCGACCCGCAGAAGGACCACTCTTGAGCAGTCATGTAGACCTTGGTCCTCTTCTTGCCGGTGTCCTTGTCCTGCCACTCATCCATGTCCAGGCGACCGGTCAACAGACACTCGTCGCCCTTGCCGTGGAACTTGGCGAACGCTTCCGCTCGCGAGCCCCACATGGTGATGTCGAGAAACACCACGCGATCCTCCCCGCTGGGATTGTAGTTGTTCATGGCCACACCGAAGTTGGCCACGGTCTTCCCGTTGCGGGTCGTCTTGACTTCCACGTCCCGAGTGAGACGTGCCTTGATGTTGAGTGAGTTCATGCTGCCGCCATCACCCGTGCTGCGGTGAGGATCAGCCC